CAATCTTTATACAAGTACAAGTTGACAGATGATATCTTCAAGAAGATTACAGTAGTTCCTGATGGTAAGAATCATGGTCTTGTTATGTTCCTTGATTGGTCTGGTTCTATGAGTCAGTGTTTACTTGATACACTTAAGCAAACATACAACCTAGTATGGTTCTGTAAGAAAGCAAACATTCCTTTCAGAGTTTATGGCTTCCAGAGTGGATATCATTCTTCTTACAGATATGGTTCATACTTACATGAGGGTTTTGAGCATCAAGAGAATCAACTTGCAGTTGGCGATGATTTCAGACTACTTGAGTTTCTTTCATCAAGACAGAACAACAGATCACTAGAGAGTTCTATGAAAGCACTTTACCTACAAGTATTTTCAATGAACAACTACAACATAAAGGGATGCGAAAAGTATGGTCTTGGTGGCACTCCTCTAGCAGAAGCAATCTACTGTGCAAAAACAATCGTTGCACAAATGAAAGCACAAGAGAAAGTTCAGAAAGTAAATGTTGTATGTCTAACTGATGGTGAAGCAAATCCAATGAACTATACTCGCAGACATGAGTATGATGATAGACTATGTTCAAGAAACATTTGCAGTAGTTCTCATGTATTTGTTCTTCGTGATAAGGCAACTGGTTATCAGAAACGTATTAATGGTAGTCCTTACCTAACCACTAAGGAGATCGTATCATACATGAGATCAATCACAGACTACAACTGGATAGGTATTCGTCTCTGCAGTAAGGGAGAAGTAAACAGAGTTATCAGAAACCTTACTGAGAACTATGAGGATATCCAAACTTATGATAAGCAATGGAAGAAAGAGAAATTTATCTCCATCATAGATAATGCAGGGTTCAATGAAGCATTCTATATGCCTGATAGAAGCAATGGTTCAGACTCTGATGAACTAGAGATCAAACAGAAAGGTGTTGAAGCAACTAGAGCAGAGTTAAACAGAGCATTCAAAAAGCATATGAGTTCAAAGATGCAGAACAAAACCATTCTAAATAGATTCATTGCACAAATAGCATGATTGTTGATGACGTTGCACAGACCATTCGTAAATTAACGAGTGGTCTTCCTGATGTAAAACACTTACCAGAAGATCCTTATCGAAGTATTGTTAAGGATGATATCGTCATTAATAATGAAATGTGGACATGTACTGGTCTTAGAAAGATACATTTAGAAACTTGTAAAACAAAACGCTTAGATGTACTTCACTGTGTATTATTTCCAGAACCTAGATATAAATTACCTATTTTTGGATGTGATATAATAGCAAACAATCGTATAGTCACTGCTGCTATTGTAGATATATCTCCTGTTAAAGGAGTTAGGGGAGAGTTCTATAAAGATATAAAACCAATAAGTGAAAGATATATGGATTTTGATTTTCGTAAACTACCTGAGTGGGCAGATATATTTTCTCCTCATTGTAAGTTTATGAGATTGCATAAGCAAACTGAACAGATAATGTATGTACAATTATTAGAAGAATATCTACAAGTATATGTAAACGCAGTAAGTAAGGCAGAGAAGTGTATGGATATAGATGCTACCTATGATAGGTATCAAGATCAGGTATATTATTGTACTCAACAAAAACAAAATAAAAAAACTGAAGCAGTATTAGGATCTTGGTTTGATCCAAATTGGGCAAAACATTATATAGATAATGTATTATTTGATAAACCAAAACCTTTTATAAACTTGTGACACTATAATATCTGTCCACTCAAGGCTTGATCTTTCATACTATGATGCTATACTATGTGTATAGACAACAAAGAAACCATGCCATTCCAAGCAAAATTCACAGAAGACGAACTACTAACATACTTCAAGCAGTTCGGTTCAGACATATCTGCAGAGAACGTCAAGTCTGCTGCAGCACACCTTGGTGTAAAAGTTCAGAGTGTCACAAAACGCATGAACAAAATCTCTCGCCTTCAGAAGGTAGGTCGTGGTAAGTGGTGCTTAACTGCTAATGAGATACTCAAAGCATATGAAGCACCTGCAGCAACAAAACCTGCACCAGAGACAAGATCATACGTTCCTTCTAAGAACGCTGAGTTCGTACCATTTGGAAACTATAGTCCACTCAAGAAGATTATACAATCCAAGATGTTCTATCCTGCATTTATTACAGGACTATCAGGTAATGGTAAGACCTTATCAGTAGAGCAAGCATGTGCAACGCTCAACAGAGAACTTATCAGAGTAAACATTACTATTGAAACAGATGAAGATGACCTTCTTGGCGGTTTCCGTCTTGTTAATGGCGACACCGTTTGGCACAACGGTCCTGTTATCGAAGCCCTTGAACGAGGTGCAATCTTGCTCCTTGACGAAATCGACCTTGCCTCTAACAAAATCCTCTGCCTTCAGAGCATCCTTGAGGGAAATGGTGTTTTCCTTAAAAAGATTGGCAGATACGTTAGACCCACCGCAGGATTCAACGTCATCGCAACCGCAAATACTAAGGGTAAAGGTTCAGACGACGGAAGATTTATTGGAACTAACGTGCTCAACGAAGCATTCCTTGAGCGATTCCCCGTCACCTTCGAGCAAGACTACCCCTCTGCCTCAACAGAAACAAGAATCTTGATCAACAATGGTTGTGATAAAGATTTCGCAGACAACCTAATCAAGTGGGCAGGTGTTATTCGTAAGACATTCTTTGACGGTGGTGTAGATGAGGTTATTACAACTCGTAGACTTGTTCACATCACTCAGGCACATACTATCTTTGGAGATAAGTTAACTGCTATCAAGAATTGTGTAGCACGTTTTGATGACGATACTAAGAACTCATTCCTTGATTTGTATACAAAAGTTGACGCAGGTGAGGAATTACTTGACAACGAGCAGACTACTGAGGTAGAATAACTGTATGAGAAAATACAGTGAAGATGAAATCCTAAAAGAGATTTCTGATTATGTTGACAATACCTACGGAGCACATTACTCTGTAGGTACAGTTCAAACATTAGACCTTATTGAATCTGTTGGAGACGCACAGGCATTCTGTAGGAGTAATATCCTAAAGTATGCCTCTCGCTATGACAAGAAAGGTACAGCACGTAAGGACATCGTAAAGATAATCCATTACGGTATGCTACTATTACATTTTTATGATAAACATGACGGTAATTACTAAACCCACAATTGAAGTACTCAAGAACTTTTGTTCAATCAACAAATCTATTGTTATTAAACCAGGCAATCAAATTTCAACTCTCAGTATTAACAAGAATATACTTGCTATCGCTGATGTCGAAGAACAGTTTGACTCGCAAATATCTATCTATGATTTGGGAGTATTCCTTGGAGGTCTATCTCTTTTTGACCAACCTAAGATCGACACAACAGCAGAAAATTATCTGACAGTAAGTGATACGCATGGTCGTACAAAGACAAGATATTTTTATGCTGACCCTGATATTATTACTCAACCTCCTGAGAAAGAAATAACACTTCCAACTGAGGATGTTAAGTTTAATCTTGAAGCAGGTGTACTAAATCAATTGCAACGTGCTGCAAGTGTATATCAATTACCTGATCTATGTTTGTTTTCTGCAGATGGTGTTATGCAGTTATCTGTCACTGATAAGAAGAATGATAGTTCAAATAGCTATAGTGTTGAAGTTGGAGAAACTACTGAAGAGTTTTGCTATTGTTTCAAAGTTGAAAACTTAAAACTATTACCAGGTACATATCAAGTATCAGTTAGTAAACATAATGTTGCATCCTTCAAGGGTGATGGGATAAAATATTTTATAGCACTAGAACCAAATTCATGAACATTTTTGTGACAGACCCTGACCCTATCAAGTCAGCACAAGTATTACCTGACAAACATATTGTCAAGATGCCACTAGAGACATGTCAAATGTTATCTATTGTTGCATCAAAGAAGTGGGGTCATGGTTTTGGTACATTACCTAAGTTAGATGGTACACCATACAAAACAGACAAGGGTGCATTTCGCAATCATCCTTGTACTATCTGGGCACAGACTAACTTCTATTGGTTGATAGAACATGGTCTTGCATTGTGTGCAGAATATACACACAGGTTCAATAAAGTTCATAGTTGTCAGCATACTATTGAATGTGCTGATATTATGTTTCCATCCTGCCCACCACCTACATCATTTGTATTTGCAGGTTTTGATCGATTCAAATATGATACTAGCATTGATATCTTTACAAAGTATAAAAGATACATTGCATCTAAACCTTGGGTAGCAACTAATTACCTTCGTGATCCATCTCGCAAACCAGAGTGGGTATGAGAGCAGACAGACATTGGGATCCAGTAGAAAATCTGGAGAAAGAACTTCTAACTGAACTAGAAGGTATCACCAAACAACTTGGTGGTAATATGACTAAATTG